GTTGTAATCAAACAAACATACAATCATAACTCGCTATTCAGGGTGAATAAGCGAATAAGACGAACTGTAACTCACACAGTCGAATATAAAATTTTCTATAATTACCCCTAGTCTGTCGACGTAGCCAGACACTATGGGATTTTTGTGGATTATTATTATCAACTTGAAGCCCTACTAAACCGCTAATAACAAAGCGGTAAGGTGATCTTACAAGTATCCTGAAATATTACTTCGAACCATCATCCAGATGAGAGAAGAACATTGCCTCTTTATCATCAGGCAATTCAAACGTGACGTCAGAGACAGTCACAGGAATATCCTTCGTAACATAAAGCGCAGGTAGTTCCCCTTCGAACGCAGCAGATTGCGATTCGAAGCGAGTCCGAGTAAGTTTACTCGGAACTCGCATAATTGAGAACCATTCAGCATCAGGTTGGTCCAAACGGCACCAAAGATAAAGAGTATTCGTGTCGACTTCCAGATCGGATTCGAACACGAGAACTTCAGAAGCTGTATCCTGACGCAAGAGACCAGTACGCATACCAAGAACGGGCATTCGGCTTTTATAAAGACCGACGTTAAGGGGCTTGAGTCTCTTAATTAGAACGAAGTCAGACGTGCGAGAAACGACACGTCGACCGTTATCAGTATATTCTGGTTCAGAAGAAACCAGAGTACTAGGTAAAACGGTTGGAATGACTGGTGATTCTATAGAACGAACAAAAGAAAAAGCGAAAGCGAGTTGAACGACCTGAAGAGAGTCGAAGAAATCTTGAGAAATCAGAACCGCAGAATTGGCGACTTGACCTCCAATCGACTGCGCCAAAGACGTGGAGTAGCCCTAGGCCCTATTCCCGCTAACCCGATAGACTGCGCTCATCACGACAGTCACAATTGCGGCGTTAGGAGCCAAAACGGACGTACCGGAAATCACGTTGACGTGACCCGCGCCTTGAATAAGAGCGCCGGAACCAAGAACCGGAACAAAGAAATTTCCCGAGCCAGTAATAACGGTGTGCCTAGAAAGACTAGGCGAGAACCGTAAAGAGACCAAAGTATCGCGTCTCAAAGAAGGCCGAGGAACATCTGCGGTACCACGAGTAGCATTATCCGCGGATAAACCAGCGGAACCACTAGGATGCGACATATAAACCATCGCAAAGTCACCATGGGAACCAAAGTCCCCGTGAACTTGAATATCGAGTCCAATGAACTCGGCGACGGGATAAGGAACGGTTACAGTAGTGCCGTTCAAGTCGAAACCTTGCCAGTGAACAGCCTGAAGCACGTTCAACTGGTTACCGGTACCGTTACCAATGGTAAACGGTGCACGTGGAACCAAATGGATTTCAGAACCGGAAATAAGTGACGCGCGCGAAGGCAGCGTCCGGTCTTGTCGAATATGGGCGCCGGTAGATGAAGCGACCCAAAGAGGAGGAGCCGGTGTATAACCGACAGTAGCATCAGAAGGCCGAGAGGGTCTCGAGCCAGAAGCGACAGGTTGTTGCGAAAATGCACCGTCAGTTGGCGGAACGAAGACTTGTTGATTTTGTCTTTGCCGTGCAATGGCACGGCGGCCTGTCCCGGGAGGATTGCGGATTTGGTTATTGACGGTCGAAACATAATTCGAAACCGTACCGTCCTTGGTTTGGAGTTGCGCGCCATGTTTGGCAGCGCGATGAAGAGCTAGGCCATTAAGGTCCCTAGCGTAAACACCACAACCTTCGACGTCACAAAGAACGTCAGTATCGGACTGTTTGAGATGGCGGGGATTAAAGTTCCCACCGCCACGTCCGCGTCCACCACGACCACGACCACCGAAGCCACGACCACGTGTTGTTTGCATATTGTTTCAGAAATGAAAGAAAACAATTTAAATTATTTAACACGAGGTGTGAGTTGTACCGTGTACTTTCTGAATAGAATATCGCTAAGGTACACGAGTACTAAACGAGCAAAGAAAAGAAAAAAGAAAGAAAACCCGACTAAGGTTACCATTGCATATATTGTTCCCTAGCTTGTCAAGCTTTTAGCGGGCCGGTGACTATGGACCTGGAAGTCCACTACAATAAAGTCCCTTTTGCTGCAGAGTTAATCTAATTTCGCTGATAAGGCGGGGTAATAATCGCGTTACTCCTAAGCTTTGAAACAGAGATTGAAATCCAGTGAGCCCTTACCCATATAGCAACCAATCGTACGACCTTGTTGGTTAGACAGGCGCCGCCGAAATGGAAAGCCATGAGACCGGGTTGGAATAACTGAGCCGAGCTTTTAGCGAGGTAGCATCTCGAGTTAAATGGAAACCAAGATCATTAACAAGCCGGACACTTGACCGAAATCAAAGTGCCGTGTACGCATCGACGGGTTTCACCTGGATCGACGCCATAAGCACGAAGCAAAGCTTCGTCGCTTTGAAGAGAATGAATCATTGGTCCTTTAGGAGCGGGAGGCGGAGAACAAGTCAAACATAAAGCGTCCAATGGTACGCCATGAATGCACAAAGGTAGATCCGTAGAACGAATACTACCGATGGTACTTCTGCTGGAATTCCAAGCAGGCTCTGTATAAAGATCGGTAACAGAATCCGAATCTTGATAGCGCGCTCTGAGATCAGCACCCCAAGCGGTCGGCACAGTAAAATTGTCGTCGCGATCGAACGACACGTCAGTATACCGAGGACCGATAACCGATTCCGAAGCGATTAAAGGAGAAGGACGCAAACGTTGATCCGGAATGGAATCAGCTAAAGCATCCTGAACATCGCTCTCGGTTTTGAGGGTAGGCCGAATAGTATCCCTGCCAAGATTGAGCAGAAAATCAGAGAGTGTACTGGTGAGAGAATCCTCAGTGGGTTGTCGACTCGAAGAACCAACCTTATGTGGAATCGGACGAAGCAACGAGAGTGATTCTGGTGCATTTACAGTCGGCGTAGCCGAAACTGTATTTTCTTGAATGACTGGAAGGGCAGATTTGCCCCTACGGGTGCGCACGGTAGGAATATTAGGCGGCCTAACAACCGGTTTACCGAAGTTGATATCGGGCCTAGCCAAAGAGGAACTAGAGGCATGCGGTCCAGTTGGAGCCGCATCAGAGGAAGACGGAGTGAAAGTAGCTGTTTGATAAGGATGGAACAGTTGGCTCCAATCTTCGCGTCCCACATGACCGAAAGATTTGATAGTGTCGAAAATATCTCGAACACGAGCAACAGCGTTACCATCAGCTTCTTCGCTACTTAACAATGCAGCATTTTGTGCGATGATTTCATCAAGCACACGATCAGGCGAAGATTCAATCTTGTTAACCCAGTCACGAATAGATTCTTGAGTCTGGGCAAAATGACTGTAATCTTGGTAGGTTTTGGAAGTTATAGAAATAAACTTCCTCATGATGTTTTGGCACATAATGCGACCAACAACCTTACCACAGAATTCAGCAGGATCTTCTTCACACATGATCGATTGCAACCTGGTAGAAACTTGAAGGTTAGCAAGATGTACAGGGTTTACTTTAAGCTCACATTGACGCTTAAACCCATCGTCTCCTTTAATAGCCATCGCAAAGGGTCCCTCGCCACGGAAAAGGTAGTTGGTGATCATTCCTCCTAAGAGAGAATTAGTTAAAAGTGTCGCTGGATCTCCTGACAACTTTTCACTACCAAGTTTTCCTTTAATACCTCCATCGGAGAGTACACTAGAACCGTTGCAGAACCGTAAGTAATGATCCCAAAAGTCTGGCGAAATACCAAGACTTGTAATTAAGGTCTTAACAAGAACCTGACAGAAATCATCCTGTTGAGAATCGTACATTTTGAAGTCCGTGACGCCATTGACAGCGACACTAGGAACTTCTTCAAGTGCTTCGTTGAGTCTTTCAGTAAGCTCATCTTCCGTCAAACGATTGTCATAAATGACGTTCGATTTGAGATTTTTGAGAATGAGCAAATTGATGTAACGCATACCGGTGGCGAAAGTGACGTGAGCCGTTTTGTTAAACGGTGAAACGCCCATACCGATTTTGTCAGCATCGAAAGGTTTGAGAGAACTCAAAGGACCAGGCTTGAAAGTTTCCTTCATAAACATCCTGATCTTATTAGCATCAGGATCATCGATAGAGACTTGAGTATCGTAACCACGTTCCGCCGCTTTCGCTTCAGCTTCCTGAATAGCGAGTTCTAAAAGGCCTTCGTCGTAAGTACAGATATTCGGAACGAACATATCTGTGCGTGCATAACGAACGATTTCGTCGGCCACAGCTTGAGCTGTGGGACCGGTTTTACGGTTGGGCGCTTTCTTATTCAGATAGCGACCCATAATGGCCTTAAGAGATTGCGCGACGTTATCGCGGGTAAAGTGATAGCCCCAACCAGAAGACAATTTGAAGCGCGTTTTTGGCTGCGCTGGACGATTCTTACTATCGAGAGGATTTAAGAATTCGTCACCGTTGATCTGACCGTTGGAGGCTTCAGTCGAACTCATACTCTGTTCGGCACCGGTCAAAGAAAGACCCGGGTCAACGAAAGGAGTAGCACCGTACGAAAGATCTGCCATGCGGAACGCATCGTTACCGCTAACCCCACTACCGTTCGGAACCGCTGCCTCTAAATCGGGCAAGCGTTTGTAATTGAAAACGGTCATCTCAGGAATCCAAAGATGTGCTACAGCAGCGTAAGCACTACTCATCTGTTTGGCTCTAACGAAGATGCCAGAGAAATGATCGAGCGCAACATTAACATGACCCTCCCCAAGAGTCAAATGTGCAGTTGTCGAAAATACAGAGGCCGATAGAGAACTACCGAAGCCTGGCCGAGTACTGAGTTTAAGAACCGAACGCGCGCTACGATGGTACCAAAGTATCCATAAAGCAAAGCAAAGCATATAAGTTTTGCTGCTAACAATAGCCGCAGTAGAAGGCAACAAAGAAATAATATGTTTGCCTTGGTCCAGAGCGTCAATACCGAAAGAGAATTTATCGACGGTGACTGCTCCGATCTTAGAACTAAAGACGGAAGGCAGTACAAAGCTCCTGAATCCAATAGGAAGTTCATCGAGCCATGGCTTGATAAAGCGAACAACTGTGTCGTAATGATCAGCGAACACAGAGAAAATTCTACCGATAAGTGGACCGAAAACCGTGCGAACGAATGCTACCTCATGAGCTAGCACACCGTCCGTATACGATTGTAGCCATTTAGTAATGAAGCTACTAGGTGAAAGAACCCAAGCAACGAAAGTGACCGTACGATGCATTTGCGCAATAGCAGCAAGTAAGAAGTAAGACTGCGCAAACCTAAAGATTGTTCTAGGCCGAGTTTCTAATTCGAAACCAGCCATCATCAAACCCAAAAGGTAAGCAGCAGCAGTAGGAGATACGAATTGAATACAACCGATCATGAGTAGACCGAGTTGATAAGAAGTGACACGTAACCAGGTGTGTTCGGCAGCTTCAACGTCGGACAAGTCCGCACGTTCGTCCATCTCGAGTCTTCTAACGAAGTCGAGCGCCGGAGGAAGAGGCTTAGGCAACTCTTCTTTAACCTGGTGTACGTGAACCGGTACAGGTGTGTCATCCATTTCATAAGGTCCGGAAGAAGGAAGGAACCTTTCAGTCAAAAACTTGACCACTTCAGCACTGCCATCGTGCACCACGTAAGTGCGAGTTTTAGCGCGTGTTAAAGCGACTAAGAACATTCCCGGCGCCTCGGCGACCGCGATATCTCTGGCAGTCAAGTGGACAACGGCTGTATCGACCGTGCTACCTTGGAAGGTACGCACAGTATATTTATCACCATCCCTTTGTGTGCGGCCATGAGCAGCTGCAACAGCATGAGTGAAAAACATTTCGATAGCGCCTTTTGGACTTTCAAATTTGCCATCGGTAATAGTCGAATGGCAATAAATTGAAGCCACACCTTTCCCAGCTTTCTTCTCGGTCTTGTTAGAACCGAATTCGTATTCAGGGACCATACGATTCATCCACTGAACGGTGTCGTACTGGTTGCGGAAGTTAACCATCAATTGATGCTTCGGAAGCTTATCAATTTCAACGACAGAAGTGATATTAACGCCTTCGGGTCCATCACGGATACCCGTTTGATTAGTGTCACCGACGATAAAAACCTCGTCAGGCGAACACAAACGTATAACCAACTTCAAATAACGCCAATCTAAAGCGGTAAATTCGTCGACGTATAAACGCCGACACATACCAAGCTTTAAGCCACGATGCGTAGTAGCAAATCGTAGATCGCGTTTGATACCGGTTTGTGGATGAGGTACTCCCTCATAATCGACCTTCAACTTAGTGAAAGGTACATAAATAGCATCGGGATCGAGAGCAATCGAACGGATAAGGTGAGATTTGCCGGCTCCAGGACCACCCATAATGTAACTGAATTTGGTGGAATTTTGGAAGCCGGCAGTAGGTACAAACTTCTTAACCTCAGCCTTAAGTTTGGCGAGTCCAGCAGGATCCTCGTCATCGTCGATTAGGCCATTCATAAGTTCCTTTAACTCGTCGATCGTCATAGACGTATCGACAACACCGGGAGCTTCGTGATTAATACAACGAATAACTTGTTGTCCGATGGTCGGAGCAACTTCTTTACAGAATGCGCAATCGACATTCATTTCCGGTTTGAAGTCAAGGTTAACCTTGTAATTGGCTTTTGGGTTTTCTGCGTTGAAATTCACACGCAAGATCGGAGTCGAGTCTAAAGTAAAGTACTCGTTATCGGGATAAATGGCTATCGCTTCGGATAAGCCATTTTTAGAAACGTAGCCAATGATAGAATCCATGAACGAAGCTGGGCGTTTAAGGCAACCAACTAGAAGATTTGTAGTATTCGACCTGACCATATTCGCGATTATTTCATCAGCGACATTATTGTCCCGCATAACTTGTACGGTGACAGCTAAGGCCAGAGTCGTTACATCTTTCGGTTTTACTTGCCAGGGTTCAGTGAGTTCCTTGTTGACCAAGGAAACTCCCCCGAGCATTCGACGAACGTAGAGCACCATGGTATGGTAGTCCACTGATTTAGCCGCAAGACCCGCTGCAAAATTGACAGCGGCATGCCATTCGTGAACATTGACAGCAAATCTGGTCTGTTTCCCCGTTAAATGAGTGGCGGGTAAATTTAGAACCAGAGCACGATGCTTGCGTTCAGGCAATGCAAGTGTACGTGGGATGTATTCCGAAGCACCGGTTTGACGAGTGATCGTATAAATAGCATAAGGTCCAATACGCGAGGTTATTTCTGTGACCATAGAAAAGTCAGTACAGTTAACCACAGGCGTACGAAGGAACCAACCCCAAGTGTCCAAGTTGTGTGAATAGCCATTACACGCACCACGGAAAGTCATGGTAGCGCGATTAATCGTTCGATTAACATCGAAACGATAATGCGGATCTGGAGCCAAGTCGGGAAACTGGAGCTCATCGGGATAGATACCATAGCCAACAATATGATTGGCTCCGGTTCGTCTAAACAAATCTTCTGTCTCTTTGGGACCTAACTCGTAGATGTCCCGACAGACAAGACGTTCATACTTCGATTCGATTTTATCGATATCGGTAATGATACTTTGAACAAGCCCGGCCTGTTCCTTGTAATCATGGATAATGCTTTTAACGCTCAAGTAAGTCTTAGAGACCTTACTGACAGCTCGGCCCATAGAGGAGCCCTTGCAATTATCTTTGAGTTTCTTGGCAAAACGTTCAAGAAGCGGAACTACTGTTCGCATGTAGTCCTTGGTTTCCACACCATGGAAGTAGTGGTCGACGTTACTATTCATCTCGTAAACGTCTAAATCATTCGCCGTGGAACCAACCACGAGCGTAGGTAAGTTCGAATGTATAATATCGAACATTCCGTCGAAAATCGAACGGGTAAGCTGTCGCGCCGCGGCCAAGACTGCATGATCGGATGTATTCGATTTGCCACCGACAATATCGAAAGGAATATCTGGTACCATCTTACGTAACTGACGCTCCTGAAGAGGCGTTAAGTTAACGTTAAGGCCAATAGTAGTGGCCAACTTTCTCTTGTAGCGTTCGTTGGCTTCGGCCTGGCCCATAGTAGGGGCGCCAGTTGAAGCAGCAACGGATACAATATGCGTCGGATCGACAGCATGAATATATTCCGCGTGTGGATGAACAAAGGATCGACCAAATCGAATCCTTCTATGAGATCTTCTGTCGAACGGTCTCGGCAACACATGTGTTACGCCGTTTTCGTCGATGTGTATGCGTCCGGCTAGCCAAAGCCTACTAGGACCGCGATTCTTCATAAGTAAGAAGAAGTCCTCGCGAGTCAGAGTGCCGGGAGCATCATCAGCCAATTCGCCCTCACGCATCGATAAAGCCCAACAAGAGGAACCACCTCTTGTATTGGCAATAATCGAAACATTGTTGACGAAGTGTGTGAAGATCAAAGAAAATATGCCAAGAAAGGCGAAATGCCCAATTGGATCATATAACACCGCAGGAAAGAAAGAGAAAAGGTTAAAGATGAGTAGGATGTAATATCCGAGGGTGAAGCAGTCGGCCGTACGACCGGGAGACAGCAAACAGACGGGGAAGAAAAAGGCCCCGAAGCACCAGAAGAACAACACGAGGACCTCGCGACCCGGTTCGGACATATTGAAATAGTCCAAGATGGGTACTTGAGGTAGCAAGCGCTGCTACAACGGTACAAAGCGACCAAATTCTATGAAAGTTTATCTACC